TCTGTCTTGTCAGTCTTATTATATTAATTTTAAGTTCTGTATACCTATCCACATTTCATTTTTTAGTACCCACTACTCACTAACATCATGTTCTACTGGGTGAGTAGAGCCTATGATTTGCGTGTGGATTTGCTCTAACATCTTCTCTAACTTTAACAATTAAATATGTTGGTACACTATATTGAGTATAATAATCACCGTGATTAGCTAAATAAGTTCGTGGTGTCCAAATAGTCGGTAAACTCATATCATCACATCTATAACAATCACAATAAAATCGTGTTTCATTCTCGCTAGTTATAGGTATTTCTTGTGCTTGTGGTATAATATAACTATAAATATTACCCATTTATTACGTTGACATATTTATCTAAACTATTAAATATATATTATTAAATATATATGAATATTACTATGAAAGAAAGAGAATATCTGGGTAATTATCAAACTAAGGGTGGTGAAAATATAGATCTAAAAGTTTATGATCATGTTAGTACTACTTGTTTAAGAAAATATATGAACTACTTATGTATTTTGAGTGGATTAAACGTAGATATCATGAATATTATATTAAAAAAACTATATCAATTAGAAAATGAACAATATAGAGATTGGATAATATGTTATTATTATGAACCACAAAAAGTACCAATATCATATATTCGTAAATGTTATAATATACCACATAATGTATTTGAAATATCAAAATATGAATTATGCGAATATTATAATATGTATGACTATAATCGAATAAAAGTCGATAATGTTCCATTTTGGACGCTACAACAATGGATTCATTGTATGGGTATACTAAATGGCAATGATGGCAAACGTAGAACAATTATATATGTTCATATATATCAACCTGGTGAAGGCCCTTATTAACGAAATCCATAAGTAAATATTAAACCATGATCAGATAATTTTTTATTACGTAATCTTTTAAATTGTCTTGGATCATATAATCTTGTTCTATAGTAATGAGGATATGTTTGTATAGCTTTTATTGGATATAAGTTATGATCTAATAACCACTGGACAACATCTTTTTTTGACCATAGATTACGACTAAATTGTATTGATTGTATTACACTCATATATTTTTAAATACTTAAAAATATATATTAAATGTTAACAGGATTATAACCTACTTTGTAATTCAGCTTTTGTCATACGACGACCTCCTTGTATAGCTACTCCTCCTTCATCATCGCCATACCCTAAATTTCTAGCTGCAGATGAAATCCCTTGAGCGATCGGATGAGGAATTAATCCACTAACAGTTGATATTATTTTAGTTCGTTTTAAGAAATCATTAATAGTATTACCAAAATCTCGTAATGACGATAAGAAATCACCACCATTGAGACTTTGAACTTTTCGATAATTAACTCCTGGTTGTGATTGAGAATCAAGAATATCTCCTTTAGATAATGGGGCGTCTTGATGTTGGGCAGATCCAATACCAGGAATAGTAAATGTTCCTTCAGATATTGTTATAATATATAGTGTCATCGGAATATTATCCCATGCACCAGATGAATTTAAGTTTTGCATATATGCTTGAACCTGAAGTTGGTACTGTCCACTGAGCCCCGGGGCCTCATCCCCGTCCAATTGAATATCCGTGCCCATCTCGAGACAGAGAATACTACCAACACCACCATACATATCTGCATTAACACTTGGTGGGAATGCGCTATTATTTAATCCTAATCCAGACCACGATGACCAAGATTGGGATGAATGATTTTTAACGTTAATATCATATAATTGTACTTGACTAGCAGAAGATAATAATGTATTCTGATTAGCCCATTGAACAGATACGTTATTTAATACTAAATAACAATCTGTTAGATCGCACCTACTTTGTAGTACTGCATTAGTTGGTCGGGCAAAAATATAAATTCTCCTAGGTATACTACTTAATTGTATGTTATTACTTGATAGCGGTGTTGGAGACATTCCATATGAAACTGCTCCGATATCAGTTGGATATCGTTGAACATTAAAGTATGGCCAAGTAATAGCTTTAGTTGGTGATAAGATTTCTTTAGTAAGAATATTTGGTGTTAAATATTTGAATAACATCTGTGGGAAATTTTGAGGATAACTAAAAGCTGGCGAAGTAAATCCGTTAAATTGGACAGATATAGATGTTATATTACTCGTTACAGTTATAGCTCCTGAGGTACTAACTAATGGACAATGACTCCACATCCTAAACCCAGCTTGTCCTAAGAAATTAAGATTAAGATCCATAGAATTAACATTATAAAATCCTTGACAATCATTTGTGGCACATCCCCAATACATAGGTGATAAATATAAGTATTCGGTAACATATAAATCTACAACTGCAGTTGTAGCTACACCTCCTGTTGTTGCAGTTACTCCTGGATTAGATACGACGGTAAATGGATAACCACCTCTAGGTATTGCTGTTCCATCAATTGAATCACCATAATTAGCTAATGGGTTACGATTAGTACCTACTAGATCAGCATAGTTAAAACTTTGATCAGGATATGATAATGAGGTTGAATATTCATGTGTTCTTAAATGTTCATTAATATTATATCTAGTTAATGGATGGATTACATCACTCATTGGTATTGATATAGAATCATTATTAATATTTACTTGTAAAGTTTCTAATGATCCAGCTAATGGTAAAAATCGTGGTGCATCTAATCCTGCATTCAATAATGATGTTACAGGTGCATATGATCCATTAGATGTAGTAATAGTTCCATTGAATGTAAGACGAATAGGTATTGTTGCACGAATTGCACGATCCGTAATAACATTTGCACTTGGTGGGCATGCAGTGAATTGTATCGAGGACGCAGCTATAGCAGTACTTGTAAAGGCTTTCCAACTAATTTTCGAACCACCTTGTAATACAGCATAACTATTCACATCAGTTACATCAGTTACAGGATCAGTTACTAAGACTGGTGTTAATTTCTGATAACTCAATGACATTTATATATACTAAGAAAAAAAACATTATTATTATTTAATATATAAAGTTTTCCTAAAAAATGCTATTTTTGCCGTGAGTGATTGGTTGGGAGAGACATATATAGGAAATAAATAGCCTATTTTACTTTGCCAATAAAAAGCTAATTGAATCCTAACTAATGGTACATTAGAACTCATATCTGTTAACCTATATTGTGCCGTTGGATTATAAGTTAATACTGTACTTATATCATTCAAATTATCATATGATACTATATAATCAGTTATTATTGGTAGATAATTCGCCGTAGTATTCACATTAGCACTAAATATAGTAGCTGAACTTGGAGTTGCTTCTCTAATAATTGGAATAGAATTTGATGTTACAACTATTTTTTGAATATCAAACCATAACGGTATACTTATATATTCTTCTTCATAAACATAAGGACCTCCTGTTGGTCCAGTTGGTACGTCACTTAAATTATGATAATATAAATATGGCCCACTATTAACATAATTCTTAGTTGTATATACAAATGAATCTAGATATATTTTTAATAAACTATTCATAAATATTTTGGCACCAGTATTAATAAATCCTTGTGCTACTGTTAATGATATTAATTGTGTTAACGGATTAAATGTATAGAACGGAGCAGTAGCCCCAATTAAACTTCCTGTTACTGCAGCAGCTAAAGCTGTATTAATCATATCTAGGAATGGTTGTATATCATATATAAAATAATAGGGATTAACTACATCATTAAAATTATAATATGGTGGTGATGAAGCTAAAGTATTCGGTGTAGCTAAATTGTTAGCTGGTACATATTGTACAAATTCACCCGTTTGTATACCACCAGCTGTTTCAATACCTATTAATAATAATGATATATTAGCATTTGATTGATACACATTTAGAGGAAATGAAAATATAGGTATTAAATCTATTGGTATACTAAATCGTATTATACTAGCGTAATAATCAGATGGATTATCTAATACAGGTACTGTTAATGATTGATCATATTTAGCTTCTATATTTGGTGGCTAGAAAAAATCCCCATTACTTTCTTGACTACTAAATGAATTATTTGGTATAGTAATGTTTAAATATACATTATCAGATGACATTTTATATTATATAAATATTTATATTAATATAAATATTATGAATTCTATTCGTAAGGTTATAGATAAATATAAGGATATTGCATTATCAGATGGTGATATTATCCAACTAATGCATGGTCAAGCAAATATTGTTCGGTATCGTGATATTAAGAATTATAAAACTATTCAACAATTATTAGAACCTTATAATGTTTGTTTCATATTATATGAATGGAAAGAACATTATGGTCATTGGACAGTATTAATTCGTCATGATAATCTTATTGAATTCTTTGATCCTTATAGTGGATTTCCTGATAGCGAAATACAACATATACCTGAACCTTTTCGTACTGAATCTGGTCAATCAGATAAATCATTAAGTAAATTATTGCTTAAATATAATGGTGAATTATCATATAATGAATATCAATTTCAAAAATTAGATCAAAATGTTAAAGATTGTGGCCGTTGGTGTGTAATTAGAGGTTTACTTAAAGATCTCCCATTAGAAGATTTTAAGAAGTTATTTTTAAATGTCTATGGAGATGATATTTCTGTTATACTGACAGCACCTAAATTAACGGCCAACCAAAGAACTAACTAATCTTAATTCTTCGCCTACTGGATCAGGTACTAGCCATAATAAATTACTAATAATATTATACTTTCTAAATAATGATTGTATATATAATCCTAATTGTTGACAATAACTTAATCGGATTTCTTGGATCTCTCTATGACTCATTTTAATATAATATCATAACTATAAATTACTTACAAACATACATAAATGTTCTGTTAATAATATCTGTGGATAACATTTAAATAATGTTACCCATCTACTTTCCATTGCCATAATCTTTCTTATCTGTACAGTTGTTAATCCAAAATATTGACTTAAGTTATAATTAATTTGTTTAACAGATCCACTCTGTGGAAAGAATGTAAATGAATGTAATTCATTCATCACTCTACTAGTATGTGTCTTTTTTGGTCCATTAATCAAATGCGAAGTTATAAATATCTTAACATCATTATGTCTACCCATTTCTAATATCTGAGCTTCAAAATTAAGTACACTATTTAATAATTGTTCATTAGATATAGTATCAACATCATCAAATATTACTAAACTTCCAGGTGTTACCTCTTCTAATTGTAATGGATTTTTAATTAAATCCTCTGTTATAGTAACTCGTTTAAACTCTAATCCTTCAAATGCTGGATCATCATCTACTCTACTAAACAGTAATATCTTGTTATCAGGATATAGCTTCTTGAATGCCTTTGAATATGAAGCAACTAACGTCGACTTACCTGATCCTCCTGGACCACTAACTAAATGAACTCTCATATTATCATTAGGTATCATTCTAAAGCATCCATCCACACATTCAATTCTTCGTATAGGTACATTCTTAACTACCTTAGACTTCTTCTTTCCATCAATATCTAAGAATACTATTTCACCATCCCCTTCCCCACCTACTACCTTACATAATGCTATACCATCATCAACTGAGAACGACATCAAATATATATTTAATTTTTTATAAAAATAAATTTCATGATAATTATATATTATTAAAATTAGCTATTATATTTTTATAGCTACTACAAATGTCAAGTGAAATTAACAATCAATTCGTCAATATTCAACAGTTAGTGACGCCTCAATGTGTTAATACCATCACTAGTCCTTCATTACCACTCACTGCTGGGGCTCTTGTTTATGATAAGTCAACACCTAATAGTTTATATTTTAGTAATGGTACTCAATTCTTACAAGTGGTAGGTGGTTCTGGTGGTACTGGTGGTTCGGATTCAGTACTAGGAACAGGTATAAATGTAGGACCAATTACATTTACTGGTTCAGGAGTAAGTGGAATGACAGGGTCGATGACTATACAAAGTATAGAAATAGGATCAACATATCAAAATATATTAACAGTAAAATTATATCAATCACCTAATGTGGGAGCAGCTACAACATGGACTAGTCCTGCTGGAACAATACCACCTGAATTTATACCATCAGGACCATATAGATATGCACCATATGAATTATACAGTTCAGCAGCATCAGGATATACTACAACTTGGTTTTATATTGATTCGAGCGGTGTAATACATATAAATAATACAGCAACAAGTGGATCAGTAACTATAGATCAATTATCTATGACTTACTTATAGATGTATAAAAATATTAATACAACACATTATTATTTATATCTTAGATATAAATAAATGTCATATGCTCCATCAATAATTGATAACCAAAATCATAATATTAATCAATTAGTATGTCCAGCTGGCATAGGATTAGATAATAATACTAACCCTACATTAACACCTTATCCTGGTGCGATTGGCTATGATATTATAGCTGGTCAAGTATTATTTGGCGACGGAACCGTCTGGTCTCAACCTATTCATCCTGGACCTACTGGTGGTACAGGAGGTCAAGGTCCTACTGGTGATACAGGACCTACTGGTGATACAGGCCCTACTGGACCTACTGGTCGTGCTGGAATCACTGGACCCTCGGGTAAAGTATTAATATCTTCAGAAATATTAGGTGTAACAGCATCTGCTATAACATTTTCTAGTATACCACAAACATATAATATATTAGAATTACATACTAATTGTATGTCAGATACAAGCCCAAGTTCATTAAATTATCAATATAATGGAGATACAGGAGCAAATTATTTACTGTGTGAAATATATAATGCAAACACAAGTTTAGCGTCTGCTGCTTATCAAACTTCATTAACAGCTGGATATTTTGGGTACATAGGTTCGAGTGCTAGTTATGGAGGTGCATCATTTACTACAATACCAAATTATACTGGAACAATATTGTATAAAAATTCAATATCAACATCCCAAAGTTCAAGTTTAATGATAACAGTAGGATCAACATGGTTATCAACAGCAGCAATAACATCAATAACATTATTTCCTACATCAGGTAATTTTGCTATTGGATCAGCATTTTATTTATACGGTTATTAAGTCTGGTAATCTTATTATGACGAGGTCTTGTAGCTCGTCTATATTTTTTCATACTAGTACATTTAGGATTATAACGTTTAATATAATCACAGATTTCTAAATCATTCTGATAGACAGCTTCACCTACGTCTGATAAATACCAATTATTCTTAGGATTCATACAATGATCCATCAAAAAATGAAATTTTTGATATATATGTTTTACTTTATTATAACTATTGTCAACTATATATTCTTTATCAAGTAATGTTAATTTAACTACTACATATTTAAATTGTCTATCAGGATCTTTAAAATCTCTAACGATTTTAACATGTATTAGGTTGTTCCAATCATAAATTGGTAGCTGTCTAAATATTTTTCTAGATGGTTCATCTAGTTCTAAATATCTATTTGAAGTATCTATTATCTGTCGAAACATAGTACTAACATTACGTAAACTTTTTAGTTGTCTATATGATGATATTAAATTAATAATAACATACCATACATCATCAGGTATTTCCATTTATTAGTAAATAATATTTATATATACTATATAAATATGACATACGCTCCTTCTATTATAGACAATCAAGTTCATAATATTAATCAATTAATAGCACCAGCTGGCATTGGTTTAGATACAAATACTAATCCAACTTTATTTCCTTATTTAGGAGCAATAGGTGTTGATATTGTAGCCGGTCAAGTATTTTTTGGTGACGGTACGGTCTGGAGTCAACCTCTTCATCCAGGTCCAACAGGTACTACTGGCGGAATGGGTCCACAAGGTGATACTGGACCAACAGGTTTTACAGGACCAACTGGATCTAATGGTGGTACTGGACCAACCGGACCATCTAGTGGTATGAGTGGTATTAGTATAATAGGTGCCACGGCGAATATATCAGGTGCATGGACGGGTACGTGTTTAATATCTGCAACTAGAGATGGAAATAATATATGTACAATATATGGATATAATGCGAATGGAACTAATATAATTAACACAGCAGCAATAAATACTAATTTATTAATAGAAACTGTAAGCGATTTAGGAGCGATATTTCAACCGATAAATAATGCACACGGAGCACCATTTTTCTCAGTACCAGGGAAAAATGGTGTAACAGAAATAACCTGTACGATGATGGTACAAACAATTACGCCTACAAATCCTAGTTTTTGGGTACAACCTGATGTAGCAACTGGATATACTGCAGGAGGACCTGCAGGTGTATATCCATTTTGTATAACATATTTAGGTCAATAAAAATTGTATACGTCATACATAACTTAAAATTTATTATTTATTTTATATAAATGAATTATGGTCCTACAATTAATGAATCCTATAAATATAATGCTGCCTTAAATAGATTCATAATCTCCTGTACTAAATATGTATCTGATCTATCACCTTTTAATAGATATATTATATGGAGATATACTATTGGTTCTGGATCAATTAATAGTTATCTAATTACTAATAAAATATCAGATAATGCTATTCATTGGACTTATTATTTTTTCTTGTATCATTACAACACATATCATTCTTCTAGTAATGTATCCTATATGGTGAGTCGTTGGAATAAATATTTCGATAATCCTAGATCCTATCTATCATTATCAAAATCAGATCAAACTAATGTTGCTATTAGTATTATACAATCATATATAATATTATTACAAAAAATTATAATTAATGCACCTACTCCTAGTGATACCTTTAAAATCTTTAAAGTTGCTAGTAAGTATCCAGGATTACCTGACACCAATAATCAACTTCCTGCCAAAGTTGTTCAATTACCTTTTAATTCAACTACAGTATCACCATATTTCAACTTCGAACCCTTCATATCACCATCAGCCACTTGTTGTTTATTTAATATTACAGTTACTAAAGGTAGTCATTGTTTATATATTCCATCTGAATTTCATGCCTATCCCTTCGAACACGAGATTATATTACCGAAAAATTGTATTTTCAACATTAAATCTATCAATCGTGAAATCGTTAATTATGTCGATCCAGACTCTGTTAATATAGTATCATTACAAAATAATGATAATATTAGATTAGGTTCAGTATATCAAATTAATGAATACTTTCCTTGTAGTGGTATATCATGTGGAGTTCATCAAAAAAGCTTCACAGTTTACTATACAGAATATCTTAATCCTAAATAAATATTTATATTAATTATGCATATTTAGAATTCATTGGTTTTATTCCATTATCACGTAGATATTTTTTATATTCAGTTACAGTAGTTGGGCTTTGTAATACATCTTTTAAATTTATATTAGCATCTGGTAATAAACGTCTTTGTTCTCTCAGATAGAATGACACGAATTCTTGCCATGGATTTATTTCACCTCTAGCATTAGATACTCTGTCACATTTATATTTCTCACACCTAGTAAAATCTCTTTTATATTTACTATGAGGTTTAGGTACATATTGTCCCTTTTTCAGACATTTACATTCAAATCCTTTTGCTGCACCTCCTCGACGTCGTGGCATTTAATATTTATAATAATAATATTTTTTTGATAATTTAATAATACTTATCTATGATATGCTCTAGCAGTTGCTGGATCAGCTAATGCTTCAGCATAACTAATACCTTTTGAATTTGCTACTTGATGTACAAAATTTATCCATGGATTTCCTGACCGCATACCTCGGGTCCTAGATCCTCCAACTGCATAACCTGCTCCCTTTTTTGAGCAAGCATATTTACTACATCTAACGAATGATTTCTTATATTTACCTTTGGGAGGATACATCTTCTGCTTTTCACAGGTACATTTGTAACCTCGAGGGGCTCCTCCTTTACAACATTGACCTCCTCCAATAGTATATCCCCCATTCATCAATGCTTTTTCACGATATATCTGACGATACCTTGACTGTTCCATTTATTAATAATAATAATAATTATTATTATTTTATTTGATTCGTTTAATTGCATTCTTTGAGCATTTCATCTATAATTTGTGCCTTAATTTTACTCTGAACTATCTTTTTCTTTTCCATATATTTATTATGACATTTATTATGTATCATTTGTGATAAATGTCCTTGTAGTAAATCTCTATATTCTTTAATACTAAATCTATATTCAACTACATTTTCGTCATATTTATTTAGTGGTATTAATGGTTTAGCTTCATCAGTATCCCATCTCTTATGATCTTCAAGAAACTTCTCATATTTATCTATATGCTTTTGTTCTAATTCATTCATAAATTTTAGAGTTTCAATTCTCTTCTTCCAGTAACATACATTACCTCTTGCTCTACTTCTCATTAATAATCTTACTATCTTATTTAAGTAATTACTATCATTAATTGAACATTTAACCAATACTTCGTCATTCCTTTCTTGGACTTCATATTGTTCAGGTAATTTAATATCAATATTCTTGACGGTTTTAGTTGCTGTTGTCATTATATATTATTTATTTATAATGTAAAATTTTATTTTTATATCATTTATTTTTATTTTCTTTGCTAACATGTTGTTGTGTGGTTGGTTTCTTTATTTCTTTAGACCATTATTATTTTTATAATAATCAGACTGACAATACTAATAATAATACTGATCAGTCTTGACCATTTTTTAATTTCTTCCTATTAAGTGACCAAATATTAAGTATTATTTATTTTAGACTGACAAGACAGACTTTTTAATATTTCTAATAATATAATAATAATAATAATAATAATAATAATAAATAATAATAA